CCTCTGCTTCTATATTACTAATTCACACGAATAACCCCCCGTTTTTTCGTTTTAGACCCCGTTTTTTCGTTTGTACCCCCTCAGCGGAACACCCCCCTATGAAATAGTTAGCCCCCGAAAAATTTTTTATTGTCCTTATTCCAACCATTGGGTATGATTCGCCCTAACGGTTAACCACCTGCGATCTCATACGATCTTATGTCAATAGAACTTAAAGTAGACCACGGTGTCCCTTTACTAGATGACGAGCCTTTCGAGGATCTTAAAGTTCGAGTCGCTGCTGCCTGTGAGACCGTAAACTACCTGTATAACCTAGAGACCGACACAGAGACCAAAGCCTCTGACCTAGATACTGATCTTGCTATCGAATTAGCCTATACCTACGCTGAAAACCCGGAGAAAGCCTCCAAAAAGCTGACCAAAAAACAGCTTGCGAAGATGACCCCTGCCTCGTTAGTGCTCACTAACGCTATTTTGGTAGAATTTGGCACCTCGGTAGCTGAAAGTGCCACTCAGATACGCCATTTAGTCACTAACAAGCTCATTCTTGAGGCAGATAATACGGACGCGAGGATAAGACTCCGTGCCTTGGAGCTATTAGGCAAGATATCGGACGTTGGGCTGTTCTCAGAGAAGAGTGAGGTGACCATTACCCACCAAAGCACTGATGACCTACGTGCAAACCTACGTAAAAAGCTGGAAAAGCTGGTGCGGGTAGACCCTGAAGCCCTCCCGTGGGAGAACCCCGCCGATACCCCTGACGTACCCGTTGAGTTTGAGGGTACCGTGCTGAATGTGGCTGAGGAAATGTACGGTGAGCAGAGTGAGTGAAGCCGTGGCCTTCTCAGAGGAAGAAATAACCCTGCTGCTGGACAATATCGACGACTACACCCCCGATGAGGTGGTCGAGATAGATAAAATGGTCAATGAGTTGGCGAACCGGAAGGCGAACCAGCTTGCCTATGATGACCTGATAGAGTTCTGCAAGGTCATGATGCCGGAATTCATTGTCGGTAAGCACCACCGGATATTGGCCGATATGCTCATGGCGATTGAGCGTGGTGATAAGGACAGGGTATGCGTTAATGTCCCGCCACGTCACGGTAAAAGCCAAGTAGTCTCTATTTTCTACCCCGCGTGGTTCTTGGGGCGTAATCCTGATAAGAAGGTGATGATGGTGTCTCACACCACAGACCTCGCGGTTGATTTCGGGCGTAAGGTACGTAACCTCATTGCCACCGACGAGTATCAATCTATATTCCCCTCGGTGAAGCTGGCTCAAGACAGTAAATCGGCAGGGCGTTGGAACACTAATGTGGGTGGTGAGTACTATGCATGCGGGGTTGGCTCCTCTATCGCTGGGCGTGGTGCTGACTTGTTACTGATTGATGACCCGCACTCTGAGCAAGACGTGATCAATGGCAACTTCTCGGCGTTTGTTCGGGCCTATGACTGGTACACGTTCGGAGCACGGACACGGTTAATGCCGGGGGGAAGAGTAGCTATCGTAGCCACACGCTGGCACATGGACGACCTGACAGGGCGTGTATTAAAGGATATGGCCCAGAATGAGCGTGCCGATGCGTTCGAGGTCATAGAGTTCCCTGCGATACTTGAAGTTGACGATGAAGAGACAGGGAAGCCGATCCAGAAGGCGTTATGGCCTGAATTCTTTGGTGTTGAAGCCCTGCTACGGACTAAAGCGTCAATGCCGGTGTTCCAGTGGAATGCCCAGTACCAACAACAACCCACTGCCGAAGAAGCTGCGATAGTCAAGCGTGAGTGGTGGAATATGTGGGAAGAGGAAGATCCCCCGAAGTGTGAGTATATCATCATGACGCTTGACTCCGCAGCGGAGAAGCATAACCGAGCTGATTATACTGCACTAACCACATGGGGGGTCTTCCTCAATGAGAGCGTAGACGCGTACCACATCATCCTGCTCAATAGCATCAAGAAACGACTGGAGTTCCCCGACCTTAAAGATCTGGCGATGGACGAGTACGAGGAGTGGGAACCCGATGCGTTTATCGTTGAGAAGAAGAGTTCTGGGGTAGCTCTGTACCAAGAAATGCGCCGGATGGGTCTCCCTGTACAAGAATATACCCCGCATAGGGGTTCTGGTGATAAGCTGGCACGGTTGAATTCTGTTGCTGATATAGTAGCATCGGGCTTATGCTGGATGCCGCAGACCCGTTGGGCCGAGGAAGTGATCGAGGAGATCGCTGGGTTCCCGTTCGCGTCCCATGATGATTTAGTGGATGCGACTGTCATGGCCCTGATGAGATTCAGGAGCGGTGGGTTCATACGACTGCCCAGTGACGAGCCAGAAGATATACGGTATTTCAAGGGCAGAGGTAAGGGCGCTGGGCCTAAATACTATTGAGAGACTATAGATGAATTTAACGTTAACTAGATTCAAGTATGGTAGTACTGAGACCGTGGGGAGACTTGTTAGCGACACGCAAGGGCCTATCTTCTGGACTATCGAGAACCCTTGGTTGGATAATGCACCAAACATCTCCTGTATTCCCGAGGGACTTTACTACCTTGAGCGGTATGACTCCCCCAGTCACGGCGCTGACACTTGGCAGTTTATCAACGTGCCGAACCGCACATTCTGTCAGATCCATGTCGCTAACTACGCGAGTGACGTGAGTGGTTGCATCGGCCTTGGAGTACAGGTGATGTCTGGGATGGGCGGCGTATCAAACAGTAGGGACGCAATGAGCCAGTTTACAGATATGACCGCTGGTCTTAACAGCCTGAAAATGACAATAAACTCTGGAGTAACAGAATGAGTATTGAGAAGGGTATTGCTACGGCCCCCCTAGGGTTACTAGATGAGGAGCAGGAAGAGCTAGGCATGGAGATCATGGACAGCGAAGACCTAGCAGCGGCAGATGAGGTACTTCTACCTGACGGCAGTATGGAGATAATACTGCTTGAAGATATTAGCGAAGCAGACCTCATGGCCTTTGATGCTAATCTTGCCGAAGCCTTGGACGAGGGTGAACTGCATGGGTTAGCGGAAGACCTCATTGGTTTGATTGAAGCTGACACCGACTCCCGCAAGGAATGGGCTGATACGTTTGTCAAAGGGTTGGATGTGCTAGGCATGAAAACCGAAGATCGGACGGAGCCTTGGGAAGGCGCTTGTGGTGTCTATTCCACAGTCCTTGCCGAAGCAGCGATCAGATTTCAAGCTGAGACAATGAGCGAAACATTCCCAGCGGCTGGCCCAGTACGTGTAAAGATCTTAGGAGAAGAGACTCCAGACAAGATTGATGCCGCTGAGAGAGTTAAGGCAGACATGAACTATGAGCTGACTGAGCGCATGGTCGAGTACCGCCCAGAACATGAACGGATGCTCTACAGCCTAGGGCTGGCGGGGTCTGCGTTCAAAAAGGTCTACTACGATCCAACCCTAGGTCGTCAGGTAGCGATCTATATCCCCGCAGAAGATGTCATCGTGCCTTATGGCGCTAGTCACATAGAGACCGCTGAACGTGTTACCCACATCATGCGGAAGACCAAGAATGAATTAAAGAAGCTCCAAGCGATGGGGTTCTACCTTGATACTGAGCTAGGTGACCCTGAACCGTTCACTACCGATATCGAGAAACGGAAGGCTGAGGAAGGTGGTTACTCGATTACCGATGATGACCGATACACGATTTATGAGGTACACGCAGACCTTGTTATTCCCGGTATTGACGAGGCGGGAGAGGAAGAAGACGGCGGGATAGCCCAGCCCTATGTGGTCACCATTGAGCGTGGCTCAAATAACGTTCTGGCTATCCGCAGGAACTGGGCCGAAGAAGATCCCCTGATGATCAAGCGGAACCACTTCGTCCACTATGTCTACGTGCCCGGATTTGGGTTTTACGGGCTTGGATTGATTCATATTATTGGCGGCTATGCGAAGGCAGGTACGTCTATTATACGTCAGCTTGTCGATGCAGGAACGTTATCTAATCTACCCGGAGGTCTCAAATCCAGAGGGCTGCGGATTAAAGGTGATGACTCTCCCATAGAGCCGGGAGAATGGAAGGATGTGGATGTACCATCTGGGGCCATCCGCGATAACATCATGCCCCTCCCCTACAAAGAACCAAGTCAAACCTTACTAGCCCTACTCAATCAGATTACCACTGAGGGTAAGAGGTTAGGGGCTATCAGTGACATGAACATCTCTGATATGTCGGCAAATGCCCCTGTGGGCACCACGCTGGCGCTATTAGAGCGTACCTTAAAGCCAATGGCTGCGGTACAAGCACGCGTCCACTATGCCATGAAACAGGAATTTAAACTCCTCAAAGTGATCATGTCAGAGTACGCCTCTACGGAGTATGACTATATCCCTGAACGGGGGGCGATCAGTGCTCGGGTAGAAGACTACATGATGGTGGAAGTGATCCCCGTCAGCGACCCGAATAGCTCGACAATGGCGCAGCGTGTGGTGCAGTACCAAGCCGTGCTCCAGATGTCCCAGTCAGCCCCACAGATATACGACCTACCCCAGCTCCACCGGCAGATGATCGAGGTGCTAGGTGTCAAGAACGCCGACAAGCTGGTGCCCATCGAGGATGATCTGAGGCCAATTGATCCGGTTAGCGAGAACATGAACGCGTTAACAGGTACGCCTATCAAGGCGTTCCTCAATCAAGATCAGGAAGCACACATCGCTACTCACCAGTCATTCATGCAAGACCCTATGGTAGCGCAAATGATTGGTCAGAACCCCCAAGGACAGGCTATTATGGCGGCGTTACAGGCGCATCTGTTTGAGCATCTAGGGTTCCAGTACCGCAAGCAGATAGAGGAACAGCTTGGGACACAGTTACCACCACCTGATCAAGAGTTACCTACCGAGATAGAAACGACCCTATCGCAGTTGCTGGCTAGGGCTAGTACGCAGTTGAGCGAAGCGCATAAGCAGCAACAAGCCCAGCAACAAGCGCAGCAACAGGCTGAAGACCCGATATTCCAGCTCCAGCAGAAGGAAGTGGCTATTAAGGAGCAGGAAGTACAGCGTAAAGCCAAGAAAGATATGGGTGAGTTGGCGTTACGTAAGCAGGAACAAGACCGCATTGTACAAAAAGATGCGATTGCTGCCGCGATTGACACTAAGAAGTTAGGGCTATCTAGCCAAGAGTTAGAGCTTGAGGCCCAGAAAGAGGGGCTAAGAGTTGCCACAAAGACGAAGAACGACAACGATAAACTCAGCCTAGAGCTACTAAGGCTCATGGAACAACAAAAGAAACCGGATAAATAATGGCTAAAACCGTCTTTGACGTGCTGAAAGATAAATTCGAGGAAGATAAATCCTCTGCCCTACAATTCCTTGGATCGGGGGGAGCCAAAGACTTCGCTCAGTATAAGGAAATTACAGGAATGGTTCGAGGTCTCGAATCCTGTATTTACTACGTAGAAGACCTCGCGAGAAATATGGATAACGACGATGACTGAGACAGCAATAGAATTAACTGCGGAGGAAGTTGAGGCTCAGTTGCCCATCCCCGTAGGGTACAGGGTACTTGTAGCCTTACCACAAGTTGAGGAGACATTCGGGGATACCGAGATCATAAAGTCTACTACAACTAAAAGCCAAGAACATATCATGTCGATAATAGGGCTGGTGTTGGATATGGGCGATCTAGCCTACTCTGATAAAGAGCGATTCCCGACAGGTGCATGGTGCAAAGCCGGTGATTACGTGATGTTTCGTATGAACACAGGTACGAGATTTAAAGTTGGTGGGGTGGAGTATCGTTTGATGAATGATGATTCTATTGAAGCCATAGTAGCCGATCCACACGGTATAACCCGAGCATAGGAGCGAATCATGGGATTTGAAAAAGTAGAGTTTGAGTTTCCTGACGACGAGGAAGCTAGCACAGAGATAGAAGTAGAGGGGTCTAGTGCCACTAGTCCGTTTGACGAACCAGAAGTAGAGGTGGTAGAAGATGATGCCGAAGATGACAATATTGAAGTCGAAGTGGTTGATGATACGCCCCAAGCTGATCGTGGGCGTAAGGCAAGCGCACCACCAGCGGAGGTTACTGATGAGGAGCTTGAGGACTACAGTGACAAAGTACGTAAACGGATTAAACATTTCAGCAAAGGCTACCACGATGAACGCCGCGCTAAAGAGGCTGCGGTTCGCGAGCGTAGTGAGCTGGAACAGGTGGCGCAACGCCTTATCCAAGAAAATAGCGACCTCAAAGGAACCGTAAGTAAAAATCAGGAAGCCCTACTGGAACAGGCTAAACGTACTGCGGCGGGAGAAATGATTCTTGCGAAGCGTGCCTATAAGTCGGCCTACGAGGAAGGAGACTCAGATAAGTTAGTTGACGCGCAGGAGAAGATGACTAATGCCAAGTTTAAGGCTGATAAGTTATCCGCTTTACAACCAGAAGAAACTCCTGTAAAAATAGAAGATACACAGGAATCTTTCGCCCCAGCACCTATTGACGAAAGAGCCAACAGTTGGGCAGCGTCCAACGAGTGGTTCGGACAAGACGACGAAATGACAAGTTTTGCGTTGGGGTTGCATAATAAACTTGTCAAATCGGGGGCCGACCCCCAGACCGATGAATACTACGAGAAGATTAATTCTCGCATGCGCCAGATCTTCCCCGACGAGTTTAATGACGGGGATGTTGAGGTAGAAGTTGAACAACGCAAGAGACAGACGAATGTGGTTGCCCCCGCAACGCGGAGCACAGCGCCTAGGAAGATTAGGCTGACGCAATCCCAAATAGCAGTCTCTAAACGACTTGGACTTACACCGAAGCAATACGCCGCACAGGTTGCTATAGACATGAGGAAACAATAATGGCTAACAATAGAATTGATCGTGAACATACAACCCGAGAGAAGAGTACTCGTAAGAAAGGGTGGCAGAGGCCAGAAGTATTGCCTTCGCCCACGCTGGAAGAAGGGTACAAATTCAAATGGGTTCGTGTGAGCACTCAAGGGCATGTCGATGCTACTAATGTTTCGTCCAAACTCCGTGAAGGCTGGGAGCCAGTACGGGCAGAGGATCATCCTGAAATTACAATGGTCACCGTCGAAAACGAACGGTTCAAAGATAATGTTGTGATTGGTGGTCTTATGCTATGTAAAGCCCCCCAAGAGTTGGCACAAGAACGGAACGATTACTACGAGCAGCAAACTGCCGCACAAATCGTTTCTGTGGACAACAGCCTCATGCGAGAGAACGATCCTCGTATGCCGCTCTTCAATGAGCGAAAGACGAAGGTCACTTTTGGTAAAGGATCTTAACTTAATTTGAGGAGTCTCTAATGGCTTATCCTACTGTATCAGGCCCATATGGTCTGAAGCCGGTCAATCTGATCGGTGGAAGGGTATTTGCTGGTGCTACTCGACAGTTCCCTATTGCTTCTGGCTACGCAGCAAACATCTTTAATGGTGATGTTGTAAAACTGGTTGCTGCTGGTACTCTCGAAAAAGACACCGGTACTGCTACCGCCACACCTGTTGGCGTTTTCATTGGTTGTTCATACACTAGCCCTGCTTTGGGTTATATGTTGTACAGTCAATACTATCCCACTGGCACAGTTGCTAGTGATATCGTTGCCTACGTTGTAGACGACCCCGAGGCGTTGTTCAAGGTCGCAGTTACCGCTGCTGGCAGTTCTACAATGTCTACCGTGGCTCGAACTGCTGTAGGTAATAATTCTGTGCTTATCCAGACGGCTGGTAGTACCGCTACTGGGGACTCTAAAGTCTCTGTTAGTGCTACAACAGCTACCACGGCTACACAGCCTATGCGAATCATCGACGTTGTGCCTGAAACGGCTACTGGCGCTGATGCTTTCTCAGAGGTGATTGTGAAGTGGAACTGGGGAATGCATCAGTATCAAAACGCAACTGGCGTATAAGGAGTAGTATCACATGGCAATTTCACGTGCCCAATTACTAAAAGAACTTCTCCCCGGCCTTAATGCTCTATTTGGTTTAGAGTATGCTAAGTACGGCGAAGAGACGAAAGAGATTTTCGAGTCGGAAACCTCTGATCGTTCCTTTGAAGAAGAAACTAAACTGTCCGGCTTCTCTGCCGCACCTGTCAAAAACGAAGGTTCAGCCATCGAATATGACAATGCACAGGAAGCATGGAGTGCTCGTTATACGCACGAAACCGTTGCAATGGGGTTCTCTATTACTGAGGAAGCTATTGAAGATAACCTGTATGACTCTTTGTCTGCACGTTATACAAAGGCTTTGGCTCGCGGTATGGCGTACACCAAGCAAGTTAAAGGTGCTACCATCTTGAATAACGCTTTTGCTGCTGGAACCACTTATGGTGACGGCGTAACGCTTTGTTCAACGGCACACCCACTTGTCTCTGGTGGCACTAACTCAAACCGTCCTACTGTAGCGGCTGACCTTAACGAAACTTCTTTGGAAGCGGCTGTTATTCAGATTGCTGGTTGGACTGATGAGCGAAGCTTGTTGATCGCTGCGAAACCTCGCAAGTTGGTCATACCGCCCAATCTCCAGTTCGTAGCAACTCGTTTGCTAGAGACTGAAGGTCGTGTTGGTACTGCCGATAACGATATCAACGCACTCCGTAATAACGGTTCCATCCCTGAAGGATACACAGTCAACCACTATCTTACTGATACAGATGCGTGGTTCTTGATGACTGATGTACCAAACGGGTTGAAGCACTTTGTTCGTACCGCGATGTCAACGTCTATGGATGCTGATTTCGATACGGGTAACAGCCGATACAAGGCAAGAGAAAGGTACAGCTTTGGTGTATCTGATCCCCTTGGGATCTATGGTTCACCCGGAGCGTAGTGTTGTAGGAGGGGAGCATATATTGCTCCCCTCTTTTTTATATAGTATAAAGACCTTATCCCTGACAGGTGCATACCGTGCCTGACATTAGCCACGACAGGAGATACTCATGGCGAATACAACTTTCTCTGGCCCAATCCGGGCTGGTAACATACGAAATACTACAGGTACTACTGTAGGGACTGACATAGCTAATGTAGGCTATGTAGTTATGTCCCAGACATTTACGACAGGCACCACACTCGCTTCTGGCGCGTCTGCTGCAAATGTAACGGATGTCGTTATCCCTGCTAACTCCCAAATAATTGACATGGTCATTGATTGCCCTACCGTAATGGCTGGTGCTACCGCTGTCTTCAGTGTTGGTGATACTGTTGGCGGTAACGCTACCTATATCAATGCCTACAGCATTACTGTCGCATCAGGTGTAGGTCGTAAGTACCCGACTACTCAATCTGGTGGGGCATTGTCTTGGGCAGATACGGGTAGTGCTGACGAACGCTTAACTTGGACTACAACCGGCGCAACTAGTGCTGGTGAAATCCGTGTGACCGTCCTTTACGCCCAAGCGTTAAATACTGCTATCCAACCGTAAGGAGTAAGGCATGTCTAGTTCTGACATTCAGTCAAAACGAATTACTGCCGCTGGATCATTAGGTGTTGGCCCTGCACGTATTACGCAGGTACAGGTCTTGACTACTACAGGTACTCCTCGGTTTACTGTTACTGATGGTAGCGGGGGGAGTACGGTATTGGATTTGGATTTTCTGGCGAGTTCTCTACATTCGGTTAACATCCCTAATGATGGTATACGGTGTGCTACTGATGTGTTCGTATCTACATATACTGCTTGTACAGCTATTACTGTTTTCTATAGGTGAACCCAAGGTAGTTAGACGATGGCAACATCAGGTAGCACAGCATTCAATATGCCGTTCACGGAGATCGCTGAAGAAGCGTGGGAACGTGCGGGGCGCGAACTGCGGTCAGGATATGACTTGCAGACTGCTCGACGCTCTATGAACTTGATGACTATCGAGTGGCAGAACCGTGGCATTAACATGTGGACGATTGAACAGGGTTTAATTGACCTAGTTCAGGGACAAGCTACATACGCGTTACCAGATGACACTATAGACCTGTTAGAGCAGTCTATTCGTACTGGAGCTAATGATACGGTCACGCAATCAGACTTAAACCTCAATCGAATTAGCATCATCACCTACGCGTCTATCCCCAATAAACTCACACAATCTCGGCCTATTCAGGTCGTTGTGCATAGGGACAGTGGGCAGACTTACCCGACAGGGATTACGTTAGCTGCTACCGCCTCCAGTACGGCTACAACTATTACTCTGAGTAGTGTTGCAGGATTACCCCCCGCAGGGTTTGTAAAGCTCGAAAACGAGATATTGAACTACGGGCATATCGTGGGCAACGTGCTCCAGAATTGTTTTAGGGGGCAACAAGGGACTACCGCCGCAACTCATACGGTAGGCGGTACCGCGATTACGGTTTACTGGGAGCAAGTCCCCGCAGTTACTGTGTGGCCTGTGCCTGATAATGTACAAACCTACCAGATAATTTATTGGCGTATGCGTAGGGTTCAAGATGCTGGGGATGGTATTGAGACATCTGATATGAATTTCCGGTTTTTCCCCTCCCTTGTGGCGGGACTGGCGTATCATATTGCTATGAAAGTCCCCGAGTTTATGGATAGGGTGCCTATGCTAAAATTAGCGTATGACGAGCAGTTTGAGCTTGCCGCAGGAGAAGACAGGGAAAAAGCCCCTGTACGATTTGTTCCTCGTGTTGGTAGGGTTTAGTTGTGGGAAACAGGTTTGCATCAGCCCGTATAGCCATTGCAATGTGCGATGTTTGTGGGTTTCAGTACAAGTTAAAAGTACTTAAAGACTTGGTTGTTAAGGGTAGGAATACTAATATAAAGGCGTGTCCTGAGTGTTGGAATCCTGACCAACCACAACTTAGGTTAGGGGAGTTTCCTGTAGACGATCCTCAAGCTATTAGAGACCCAAGACCCGATAGAAGCTTAGGGGTGTCTGGGGATTACAGCAGCAGAGACATACAGTGGGGTTGGAACCCTGTAGGCGGTGGCGATGACCCGTTTAACTTAACCCCTAACGACTTACTAGCTACAGGGTTAGTTGGGGCAGTCACAGTAACGATTACGTAGGAGCAATACCATGTATAACCCTAAAAATGTTTTTGGGATGAAAGAAGTCAAAGTACGTAAAGATAAAGGGGTTTACCCTTGTCCAGACGCACCTAAGCCTGACATGGAAGGGGTTAAAACCTCGGGTATCAGGATGCGGGGCTATGGTGCGGCAACTAAAGGTAGGATGTGTCGCGGGCCAATGGCCTAAGAAATGAACTACACAGAGCTGAAGGCTAATATCGAAGACATCTGTGAGACAAGTTTCACGGCTGATCAGCTTGCTATGTTTACAGAACAGGCAGAGCAGAAGATATACAACACCGTACAGATTCCGGCGCTACGTAAGAATGTAACCGGGACAGCAACGCTGAACAATGTGTATGTAGATGTCCCTGATGACTTTTTATGGTCATATTCCCTAGCTGTAGTCGATGGGGACGGAAACTATTCCTACCTGATAAATAAAGACGTTAACTTTATACGTGAAGCCTACCCAAAGGTTACTTCTACGGGGCTACCTAAACACTATGCGTATTTTAATGAGGCGGCGTTTATTGTTGGGCCTACCCCAGATGTTTCGTATACATTAGAACTACATTATGGATACTACCCCGCGTCTATAGTCACTGCGGGTACTTCGTGGCTAGGTAATGAGTTTGATTCGGTACTATTGAACGGCGCGTTAATTGAAGCTATCCGATTCATGAAAGGAGAGCCAGATCTTGTGGCTCTTTACGAGAAGATGTACATACAGACTTTGGGACTACTTGAAAATCTTGGGAACGGCAAGTTGCGTGCTGATGCTTTCCGTTCTGGTCAATATAGAACAGCAGCGAAGTAAGGAGCTTGTAATGGCGATCACGCAAACAATGTGTACATCATTTAAGAAAGCACTTTTAGACGGAGAAATGGATTTTAGTAGTAATACGTCCCAATCCTATAAGATTGCATTGTATACAAACAGCGCAAGCCTAGATGCCACCACTACGGTATATAGTACTAGTAACGAAGTATCTGGCACAGGGTACGTAGCGGGGGGCGCTGCGTTAACAATCTCTCCGGCCCCTACAACTTCTGGGACTACCGCGTATTTAAGTTTCAGTAATGCAACTTGGGCTAACTCTACTATTACTGCTAGAGGTGCCCTAATATACCAAACGGGGGGAACTACACCCGCTGTAGCAGTACTTGATTTTGGTAGTGATAAGTCTACTTCAGGGACTACTTTCCAAGTCACATTCCCTACAGCAGACGATGTTACTGCAATTGTTAGGGTAGCGTAATGACTGAAGTAGTAGTTACAGGGGTGGTATGTACAACACAGTTGGGCGCAGTACAAGTATGGGGTACTGTATCTACATCACAAACCCCTGATTGGCAACCCATAGCTACATGAGGTTAGAGATATGACAACGCAATACACTACAATCCTTAAGTTGGCGCTTCCTGTACAAGGGGAATTGAGTGGTACTTGGGGCGATGTTGTTAACAACAATATCACTTCTATGGTTGAACAAGCGGTTGCAGGTAAAGCTGTTATTAACTCATGGACTGCTAATTCGCATACATTAACTTCCGCAGATGGCACCACCGCAGAATCTCGTTGCGCTATCCTCGACCTTACGGATACAGGGACGGCATTGTCAGGGGTTGGTACGGTAATTTGCCCCGCGCAAACAAAAATATATATTGTAGAGAACAATACCGCACGGGTTATAACCGTTAAGACACCCAGCGGTAGTGGTATTGCCGTCCCAGTCAATAAAACAATGTTAGTATATTGTGACGGCACTAATGTAGTTGAAGGTCTTACTCACGCCAACAGTCTTAGCTTAGGGACTAGTACGGTAACAGTTTCTTCCCTCCTCGATGAAGATAACATGGCATCTAACAGTGCCACTGCCCTGTCAACACAACAGTCCATCAAAGCCTACGTTGATTCTCAAGCACACACTGCTGATACACTAGCCCAAACGCTGGTCGCTGGCAATACCACTGGCGGAACTGATTTAACATTCACGGCTGGCGATGATCTCACCACAGCAACCGCAGGGACTTCAAACTTACGTCTGGGCGTTGGTGCAGGAGCCGCGATTGCCAGCGGTGGTAATTATAATGTGGTTGTCGGGGATTCTGCGGGGGCGGCGTTAACCACGAGTGACTATCATGTAGCAATCGGATACCAAGCCCTGTATTCAAATACTACGGGTTTGTATAACACGGCAGTTGGAGGTCAAGCACTAAATCTGAACGTCACCGGGACTGGTAATGCTGCGTTTGGCACATGGGCGTTGAGGAAAAATACTGCTGATAAGAACACTGGTCTGGGCTATCAAGCTTTAATGGAAAATACTACGGCCGTAAGCAACACTGCTGTTGGTTATACCACGCTCGATGCTAATACCACCGGCAGTTTCAACACAGCCGCTGGTTCGTCTTCGATGACCGCCAATACCACTGGTGCTCTAAACGCAGCTCTCGGCTACGCTACCCTTGCGATTAACACCACAGGTACACAGAATGTCGCGATAGGGGTACAAGCGTTGTATGCTAACACCACCGGCAGTTACAACATAGCCGTTGGTGCATATTCGTTAGATGCAAACACCACAGCCTCATATAATAGTGCTCTTGGGTACAACGCTTTAACCACCAACACAACCGGCACTAGTAATACCTCTATAGGTGCTTTATCTCTGCAACAAAATACTACCGGCTCTCTTAATGTGGCGGTTGGTAGGTCAGCATTAAAACTCAACACCACCGGCGGAGACAACACAGCAGTTGGATATGTCGCTTTAACGGCAAATACTACAGGTGCAAGTAACTCAGCATTTGGGTACGGTGCGCTGGATACAAACACCACCGGCGCTGGTAACACCGCTCTTGGAAAAAATGCACTAGCGGCTAATACAACTGCTGACGGCAATGTGGCTGTCGGCCAGAGTGCGTTATACTTCAACACCACCGGCACTCTAAACACAGCTTCTGGGTATCAGGCTTTACTCAGCAACACCACCGGCAGCTATAACACAACAGTAGGTGCATATTCATTAGACGCAAACACCACAGGTACTATGAATGCGTCC